GCCACGGCTGCCATCTTCCCAACATTTGTACTGTTGGCTTTGTCCAATCAAACGACAAGTTTAATCTCCTCTGCGATCCCTTCGATCTGCTCATCTGTTAAAAAGTGTTCGATAACCCAATCAACTAGTTCGGGTTTTTCAAACATCTTATTAGTATCTTCGAAACGTCCTTCATTAATTGTATTCAACCAGATAACAATATCCGGATTGAACTCTTCTCTTGTTTGTCGAGTAGGACAGACGAAATCGCAAATAACATGCCGACCATGAGATTTTTCATAATCAGCAACGTTCTTCATACGACCCGCCTGTCTTACCCTTCCTTCAGGAGAGAAGTCCCAATCATTCGCCATTTCGCGAACTTTATCTGCGTTATACCAAGCACATTCAAGGTGCTTCTGAAGTCTTTCAGACAACCAGGTTTTTCCGGAGCCAGGAAGACCCATTACTAGAATTTTCATTGTTCCATTTTCTCTTTAATTGATTCTACACGATATTTCATCCAGCTAATTGCTGTGTTGATATGACCAGTATCATGCGGTTGCAATTGAGACTCAGCATATGCAATCTCTTCCATCAACATGATAATACGATCAATGTCTGACACTTTACTCACTTTCTCTCTCCTTTGTCATCACTGAACCTGATTGAATGCCATCACGAATAATCGCTTGTAACAAGTCACCGACATAATTTTGAAGTTCTACATTTTCTGTAGTTAACTCTGGATCCGGAGAAGATATGACAGCAAAATTAAATGTCATCATACCCTCTTCAATTTCATTAAAACTAATTGCTCCATATCGAATAACAGTTTCAACAAAGTCTCCACTCAGAATTCTAACTGCCCAGGCCTGTTCATCATCTTCTGCTGGAATCAATTCGTAATCTTTTAATTCGATTAGATCAATCGACATTTTCTTCAATCCCTTTTTCGTTTAAGATAGAAAAACGATTCTTAAGATACTCTTTGAAGTCCGTTTCTTCAAAGATTGGTTTCCAGAATGCTTCTTCTAGTGTCGCGGCTTCTCGTACTTTTGTGTCAAGTAGTTCGCCAGTTTCTCGGTCAACTCGCGAATACCAACCATTAGACGGCTTAGCAACATATTGACCTTGCAGAGCAACGTCAAGCAAGCCAGACCACTTTTGTACTCCACCTTCCCAGCTAACACTAATGGGAATCTTAGACTTTTCTTTAACATAACGCGATTTCTCCACATTAATCACGAAATGATAACCTTTGATCTCAGTGCCTTGCTTGTCTTGCTGGCGGCCAAGAATCCAAATATTATCAGCTGAATAATAAATGCCCGTTCCACCGGACACGACTGCTTTCGGAAATAACCCGATCTCCATATATGTATGGTTAACAGCAATCAGCGGAATATCTTTCATATTGAGATAAGGTGTAGTCATACGGAATAGACCCTTAAGCGCTTTTGCTCGAGACATGTCTGCTACTGACTTTTCGTTGATTGCGTCTTCCAATTCTTTCTTTGAAGCAAGGTTACCGACAGAATCAATAACCACTACAACTTTATCTCCACGATCGAGAGCTTCGAGTTGAGCAATCAAATCAAACTTAAGTTCTTCTACATGCTTGATAGGTGTATGAAGAACACGAGTTGTATCAATACCAAAGTTTTCAAAGTAAGATTGAGGCGAACCAAATTCTGAATCATAGAAAAGTAGCACAGCATCTTCATATTGTTTAAGATATGCCGAGGCCATGATCAAAGCGAATGAGGTCTTAAAATGTTTGGATGGGCCAGCTAATACCGTAAGGCCTGGCGCAAGTCCGCCACCCACGGAACCCGACAATGCCACATTAATCATTGGCACATCGGTCTTTACCATATCTTTTTGGGTAAAGAATTTTGAATCAGCAAGAATAGAAGTCTCTTTGACTTTACTAGTCTTCTTCAATTTGTCCATAATACTCATATATTCTCTCCTAAAATAACTTGATTATTATACCATAAATGCATCAAGTTGTACACTCTCTTTATCATAAAAAAGTGTTTGTGATTTATTATCTTGTACAAGAAAATTCGTATCAATCATTTGGTTATCAAGTCTACCCTCAACAAAACGAAAGACATGATCAGCCATGTCCTGTGCTGTTGTGACGGGTACGTTCTGACAAATATGATTGATATTTTTGACACCACCTTGAAGAATAAAATCGCTAGGCAGTTTCATAATGGATAGGCATTCGCGAATTGTAAGGAAACGATCTTCATCTGGATGAGTGAGTGTCATAGGATAAGCACCAACAAAAGCTCCAATATAACCCTTCGGGATATTGACGCCTCTTCTCATAATATTACCACCACTCTTCAATTTATGATACATGTCCATACAGCGAGATGCTTGTTTTTCAAATCCGTTTCGAAGCATCCATTCGGATACTTTATCGTATGTAACACCACTATCTTCGATATAGTGTTTTACATCATAGCTTTTTTCGACTTTGTCTTGGAACTCGCTGTGACTAATTCCATTCTCGATTTCTTCGAGCACATACCGATAATACGGATCTTGTGACGGAACATTGCTATTGACAAGGACATTCATTGGATCAGCTTGATCCCGTTTCACGGAACGGATCGTATCCTCAATAGTCTCATGCTCTCGTTTTATATATTCGAATTGTGGTACCTTTTCGCCTTTCCAGAAAAAATAAAATGTTCGATCTCTTACCTGTGAAAGTCCATGGAGGATACTTTTTGTTTTATAAATGCTAAAAGTGTATCCATTTTCTTTTCCGATTTTTCGAAGATCTTCCACAACAGGCTCTCCCATTTTGGAAGCGAGTCGTGGTGCATTTTCTCCCCAAAAGACTTTGGGCCTGAGATGACCGAGTACATGACGAGCAGAGGTACGCATCCAATCATTAGCAGCAGCATCGGAAGAGCTTGTAACACTAAGACTACTAAGCCCAGCACAAGGGCAAACAGTGTTAATGACATCAACAGACTTAACCTCAGGTAGAGAATCACCTTCAATAAGATGATAGGGAACTTCTCTCTTATAGTATTCAACCAAGTGCTGATCATTATTTTCAAATCCTTCATATGACAGAATGTACTCGGGCCGAGACCCGAATACATTTTGCATAGCTATTGTTTCGCCACCAATCAGTGGAACGATACTTGCATAATTAGCCATAGTTTACCTTTTGTTCTTTCTCACGGTCATCAAGTTCATATTCTTTTCTGTATATATTGTTATGCTTAATGACTTCGTCAAGAACACCGAACTCTCCGCGCGCGTACGCGGAAAAAGCATTAGTATCTTTGGGGAAACAGGCTCCGCCAAAACCTTTCTTTCCATCTGGTCCTGGCACTTGAGTATGAGAGTGACCAATGCGTGGATCAGATCCAATGGCATTGACAATCACGTTATATTTTGAATCGGTTTCATCGATCAAATCTTTGAACTGATTAAACCATAGAACTTTCGTGGCCAAGAAACAATTGATTCCGTACTTAACGAATGATGCTTCCATAGCTGTCATGTGCATGTCCGGACATGGTTTACATTGACTATACTTCTCGTATAAATCCTGTACACGACGAGTGATCATAGGATTGCCACCAAAGATATGCATAGGTGGATTAATGAAATCATCCAAATGATTCTTTTCGGTTAGAAATTCTGGATTATAAACCACATCAGAATTTTCACTAAGTCTCTGAACTACATCCGGAGTAACAGTCGATTTAATAATGATAGGACATGTAAAGTTTTGTAGTTCTCCTACTACCTGTTCTACAATCGATGAATCAATACTTCCATCTTCTCCAAACGGAGTTGGTACACAAACAAACGCTGCGTCGAGCCTGAATTTCCCTTTAATGTCATTAAGACTATTGTTGTAAATAGGATCGATGATATGCTTTACAACTTGTGAAGTGGAGAAGCCATGATCCACAGCTTTCCCCACATATCCGTGTCCAATGATTGCGATATTAATTGACATTATAGTACCCCTTATACCAAGAAATGAAATGCTTTACACCTTCAGAAATAGGTGTAGTAGGTTTATATCCAAGCTTCTGTAATTTTGTAGTATCTGACCAAGTTTCTGGCGTATCAGCTGGATGTGCTGGTACCATGTCATATTTGCCTTTACGGCCAAGTTCATTCTCAATCGCTTTAACAAAGTCCATGAGCTGTACCTGTTCACCATAACCAATGTTATAGATTTCATGACGCACACCATCAGATGTGCCAGAAGGCGTGAAAATATCATCTACTACTAGAGTGATACCTTGTACAATGTCATCAACGTAAGTAAAGTCACGTTTCATATCTCCGAAATTGTACAGCGTAAGAGGCTCGTCATTTACAATAGCATTTGTAAACTTAAACAGTGCCATGTCTGGTCGACCATAAGGCCCATAGACTGTAAAGAAACGAAGGCCAGTAGTACGAGCAATTCTAGAATGCTGGAACTGACATTCATTTACCCATTTAGACCAGCCATACGGATTATTTTGATGAGCACCTTTATCATGCTCATTCCATGGAAGAGGCTGGCCATGCATAACACATGAGCTAGAAGCATAAACTACTGGAACACCTTCATTTTCAGCTAGCTTAATAAGCTCCTGAGTTCCAGTAATATTTGTGTCGACGTAATGTTGTGGTTCTTCCATAGCATGCCTAGGATTAGCATACGCTGCAAGATGTAAGATTACATCAGTATTTTCAAAGCAACCGGCTAAGTTATCGTGTGAATCACGAATATCCATATCAATTACTTGAATATCGAGATCATCTAAAATCTTAGCCCTTGCTTTTTTAAGTTCAACTTCATAATAATCATTGAAGTTATCGATGCCCCATACTTCCCATCCAAGATCATTGTATTTCTTGGCAGTATGGAATCCAATCATTCCGGCAATACCGGTGATAAAAATCGTTTTCATTAGAAAAACTCCTCGAGTCCTTGTGGTTGGTGTTCGTCAGTAGTGGCAAGTTCAATGATTTCGTTTACAACGTCTACACCGTTTGAATGCTGTTTCCAAAATTCAAATGCCATTTCCCTCCAATCATCTCTCATCGCGGGATCGTTTTTTAATTTGATCATGACCTTCTTGCATTCTTCAAAATTAGAATAGTCTAGACCGATTGTGCCAGTATCTTTACACAGGCTTACTGGCTTGTCCTGTATTTTATGTATGACATTATCACAGAAGTGTTTATGGAAAATAGGAACTGCGCCGCAAGCAATAACTTCAGCATGACAGTTTTCAATATTGTTTCCATAAGTTTCTGCCTTTAGATGATATAAGTCTGCACCAAATGCAGATAGGGACATACGATTCATGCAATCTTCATTTATATATTGAGGATAAAGGTATGCTCCCATGTCTCTTTCTTCCATTCCATACATCGATGGGTGGAACTTAGTTGTTTCTCCGTGTTGTTTTTCCGGCCGGAAATAGTTAACTACTTTGCGACGATCGGTTGGATTTTCTTCTTTATTATCTCGATAGAGCACAAGAGGATATTGAATAGATGCTTCTAGTCCTTCTAGTACAGTGATAAATCCATTGTCCATAAGAGCATCTTGATGATAATCAATCATCAGTGCAGGACCTTTCCACATAGCAGTGCGGCCAATCCAACGTACATAACGGTCATCTTGTTCATCGACAGAACGCCAGTATTTTGCGCGATGTCCGTCATAATCAAAGCCGAGTCCCATCTTCTTGAGTGGAACAGTGATCTTATTCTTTTTCATAAAACGACAGAAATCATTCTCAAGACTATGAGTCATAATGACATCCATCTTTTTACTGACTTCTGCAAGATTCGCATTACGAGCAATTGACGCAGCTTTATGATCTACGTTGATATATGCTTTGCGAATATTGATTGCGTCAAGGAGATGAAGAAAATTATCTTGACAATCTTGAGGATGAGACTTCGACGGAATAGAATACACAACACAGAGATCGTGTTGATTAATCAGCTGAGCCATTTGCTGCCAATCTTTACCAACAGACATCTCTGTCTGCTCGATATCGAGGCCTTTAGCTCTACCCCATTTCTTATCATTTGCTGAAAGAATTGTGGCTCCGGTTACTTTTTGCATTTGGATAGCGCATTGTGTAACGCCGCAGCCTTCGGTCCCACGACCGAGTAAAATAATCGTTTTCATATTTCTCTCCTTACTCTAACTATTATACAACAGTTGAGTCTATTTGTAAATACGATTTTAAGTTATTTATGATTTTAGTTTCGTACGCTTTGTTGTTTAAGTTCCGGTTTAGCGGAGATGGGTGAGGGAGTGCGT